CTTACTTGGTCGTTATTCAGCATCATAGACAGGGCTTCTTGTTGTGCAAATTCTAAAGCTATGTCCGATACGATGCTTTCATCGAGTCCGTCAATGTCGGACAAGATCGCGGTACGAATAGGAACGACTGCATTAATAGATTTCTGAGAGATTTGCCAAAAAGAAGTGGCGTAGTTTCCCACATCATTCTTTATTCCGTAGCCCCACGGATTCGTAGTGCTGGTCTGGATTACTGTAGCGTTCCCCGTCTTGACTACAAACGCTTCTTCCGATCCTGTGGTCATTACTTCTCGAACGCCACACATACGGAATGGGTTGCCATACCTTAATGGCGCAAAGGCTTGGTCATAAATAACGCGACCGCCAACACCAGTACCAGAACCAGTTAGTCCAGCGGCTTCTTTCAAACTAACAACAGCCCGACCCCCGGACAGTGCTGTTTTTACTGCTTCGAGAATTAGGCTCATGTGAGTTCCTTTTAATTGGAAAGACGGGGGATTTCTCCCCCGCGTTTTCTTAGTCGTTAGCCGTATAGGTTGAACGGTAACGGATAATGCTGAAAGGATCAACAACGCTGGTACATAGACGCTTCTCACCGTAGAAGGTTATAAAGCCCGGGAGTGTCTGATCGTACCTACGCATAACCATATTGAGACGGTCAACAATGGTATGCCCGCGTGACCAGTCACCAAAATACATTGGGTACAGGTTATTTTTGTCCACGCCAGCGTAGCTAGGGGTATCCAGATACTTGTTTACAACAACATCAAATCCACACAAGCGACCTACGATTCCGTCTGTTTCCAGAGGACTCATACGCTCGAATACTGGCGTGCCGTTGTCATCGGTCAATCCGCGAATCTGTGAAAGCAAGATTGGATTGATAACGAAACGTGCAGAGGTAGTCCAATACTGTTGTGGCAAAGCATAGATGAAGTTAATAACGTCCTTGTACTGGATGTTTGCTGCGCCAGCGGCGTTGCCATTCGTTACCAACTGATCGTAGGTAGCGATGCTAGACAATCCACTGCTAGAGCCTGTTCCGCTTGTTCCGTATGCAGCCGTAGTGGTTACACCCGGAGCGTAGGCACCGTTACCACCAGCGTATTGGTTCAAACCGCGCAGACCATTAATACCACCAGTAGCAGCGATTACGCCAGCATCGGAACTCTGATCGTCGTTCTGGATCATTGAGATACCTTCTTGCTCACTGAACTCGACCAACATATCAGATACTACGTTGCTTTCCAGACCATCAATGTCGTCCAGTGCAGCGGTACGCAATGGGAACTGAACATTAATATCTTGCAGAGTCAGTTGCCAGATATTCGTGGCTACTGTGGTTGCCGATCCGTTGTTCTGGATAGGATAGCCCCAAGCCGGGCCAGTGTTGCCAATTTTGGCCCTAAACTGATAGGTCGAGCCATCGGTTGCAACGGTGCGTGATACGCCGCGCATAGGATTAGCCAAACGCAATGCAACGAATACAGGATCATAGGCAGTACGACCGCCGACCCCGGCGCCAGAACCCTGTAGACCAGCGGCTTCTTTTAAGAAAGCGTCATACTGCGAATCGCTCTCGAACAGGCTGATCTCTTTTTCCATCCGGCTGCTAGACTTTACGAAGTCGCTCAGTTGTTCCTTAACTCTACGATTTACATCTTGTGAGACTGTCTTTGCTTTAGGCATCAGTAATGCAGGTACTTGAATAGATGCGACCTTAGCTTCTAGGGCTGCGACTTTCTCGGCAACCTCAGTCCGCATGGCTTCCATAGATACGTTTACTTCGCCCTTGATTTCTTCGATCTTGGCGGTGTTTGCTGCTTCGATGTTGTCTAGTTTCTCGATAACTTCTAACATTTTGATTTCCTTTATTTAAGACGTTGAGATAATGCCTTCAGTAATTCCCGCTCTTTTAGAGCTTTAAGAATTTCGTCGGCTTGCTTTGTTGCCACCGCGTCAGGCTCCCCCTGATTCGGTTGAGGATCAAGAGCTTCGTTGAGGGCTTCCCGCGCCTCGACTACTCTCTTAAAAACCAAAGACGCGGTGGTCGCATCTTTTCGCGTTAACCCTGCTTCCCGCAGAGTCTTTTCGATTACTCTAATCAATAGATGCCCTTCAGCATCAAACGCCTCTAGTCTACTGATTTCAGAACTTGGATTATTTGGATACATTACGACAGAGACTTCGCGCAGACCGCCCTTAGTTATTCTGAAGTATCCGTCGGCCTCTTTGGTGGGGTTGCCTTCTTCATCGACCATAGACGCTTCTTCAGCGAACGCGCCGACACTAACGCCACCAAACATATTGGGAGATTCTTTTAATACAGAATGAAGATCGGATCCGCCAACCGTATTCATATAGATCTGGCCTTTAGCGGTCATACCTTCCTCGTCGAACTCAAATTCATTCCACTGACCGACAGGCATCCCGCTGTCGTTATGGTTGAGGAACATAGGTAGCGGTTTATCCGCTTTGGAGAATTCTTCTGCCCATTGAGTAAAGCCTTCGGGCTGGTAGTTAAACCGCCTTCCGTCTAAACCTTCTCTAGCACCCCAAGTGGTAGCACGGGCCTGTATTGCGCCTCTATTGCTGCTTGATTCGCTTTCGTCTAGGCTTAGTTTCGCTTCGCAGACCAGTTGCAGGTTCTTCATTGATAGCCCCATTTTTAATAGATTGGTTATTATCTGTTATGTTATGTGGCTGCTCAACTATAGAAGGGAGTGTAACATCAGACTTCCTTACTTGTGAAGCGAATAAGCCGAGTATTTTATCTAGTATGTTCATGTTTTTCCTATGTTCATCTTGCTAGTCTGATTGCCGCCACCACCACCCGTATCTTGAGGACTTCTTCCACCTATCATATCACCACTTGGGCTACTTGTTAATTTATCAGCACCTTCTATGCTTTCAATATTCAAATACTCTCTAGCCTCGTTGGGAGTTAATATCCCGTTAGATACGCCAGCAACAGCAAAATTCATTTGATCCAACGCCGCGCCCTTCAAGAAATCTTTGGTATCAAATCTCACCACTAAGTTCGGGTAGCCCTTCAGTAATTGCTGCTTGAGCTTTTGCTCAATACTAATAATCATTGGATACATGGTGGTCTTGTAATACTCGTCCAGCATAGATTGGGTGTTGTTGAACGAACTCTCCCCGATCCCTAGCATCGCTGAAGGAACTCCAAACAATCCGCATATCCGCGACATTGTTTGAATCTTTAATTCCGCTGTCTGCGCGTCTTGAAGGGTTAGCATATCCACTGGGGTATACTTCATGCCTTGATCGAGTAACATCCCTTGTCCAGCCTTGCTCTGATCGGTATTGCGTGTCCCGGTCATCGCGTTCCATGTTTCCTTCAGTCTACTAGCCACCTCTTTATACTTAGCGTCTGGGATAACTTGCTCGGTCGTGAAAATTCCGCTCGGTTTCGCCCCATTTTGCATGATAAAGTTAGCATAAATGTCAATATCCTGATCTAAAGCGACCAGTTCCGTAGCCAAAATACCCTTATTAAACCCGCTTGATCCTTGCCATGCAGCCTCTTTAACGTGCATAACTTGGTGTGATTCTAACGGCTGATCCTTGCTGAAGCCGTAGCTCGGAGTTGACAGACGGTATGAAGGGTAGCGCGTAGGATTTAGGATAACCGTTATGAGGGTCGAATCCAGCATATACATCTCTAGCGGGGTCGCTAAAGAATCTTGCTGATCCTTGCGCCACCATAGAGTGAATGACTCCCCAGATATGTCTTGCCACATACACCACTGATACCAAAATTCATATTGGCTTTGGAAGTTGTTTGGGTTCGTAAGCAGACTCAATACAGACTTGGCTTTGCGCTGCTCTCTATCTGGAACCTTGCTGGCATCAGATTCGGTTGTGGCGTTAACGTATGATCCATCCGTTTGCTTTGACATTACGGATATAGAGCATTGTGCTAATGATCTAGCTTTAATACCTACGCAACTCATAACCGTCGAGTTCCGCGTTAGTGCAGATACATCTATTACTCTGCCAGCGGTGGTAGTGCTAGATGTTGTTACATAGAGAAGCTGTGAGGAGGTTAGTTGCTGCCCTGCCGTAGCATAGACAACTTGATTGCCTAGCTGAAGCTGACCGAGAACGGTATTCGCTTCCTTCTGGACTATCTCTTTACGCTTGAAAATGTCTAACATTCCCATCGTTTACCCCCTAATTTTCTCTGATTATATACTAAAAACTTCTGAAACCGAAGCTGCTGGATGTGTACGGGTTATCGAGTGCGCCGTGCGTTGCAATAATCATGGCGATGATCCCGTCTACTTTTGCCGCTTTATCAGACTCATTCTTCCGCACCTTTATATTGCCGTTTACGTCCATATAGACTTCGCAGTTTCCTAGCTGCCACCCAACGAACGGGTTGCCGTCATGTTTAATCTTCTTGTTGATTATCAGCTTCTCCAAGAACTTAGATGGGTTATTTAATACCGCCATGCCCTGCCCCACCTTCTTAACAGGCAATCCAGCATCGTGCAGCCTAGCCACAATACTCGCTGCGTTGTAAGCATCATATCCTATTTCTTTGACATTATGCTTTTCCGCTTGCTTTATGATGTAGTCGCTTATCTCCCGGTCATCTATTACATTCCCTTCTGTTAGGTGCAGTATTCCAGACTTTTGCGCCTGACCGAATATATCCTGATAATGCTTTGGTATCAGATCGTATCCGGCTTCCGGCAAAAAGAACTTAAACTCAACCTCGTAATCGTCCTCTCCGAATCTCTTTAACGTACAGACCGCGTTCAAATCTCGTGTCGCTGCAAGATCGAATCCCATGAACACGGCCTCTGGCTCACGATCCTCTTTTATCAAACAAATGGGATCATCCCAATGCGCTCTGTCAATCCATGCGGAGTTTGCGCTCACATAGACATTTAATGTTTTGCAGAGGAATTCATTGAGTGCCGCTGGTTTATGCCTTGCCTCTTCTGCCCGTGCTGCGATAGCGTCCTCGAAGATGCTTATGCCGTGCATGGGGTTAGCCTTCGCCCATGTAGTGGGATCGCGCCAGTCATCTTGCGGATCAAGCCCATAGAGTAAGCCGAACCACCTGTGGTTATCTGGGGCGGTTCCATTTAGGATACTTTCCAGCATGGACAAGTCCTCGTAGAACTTCGTCTCCTTTGTATGGGATGCCGTAGTAATGTATATCCTCAATGGGTTTTGACGAGCCACCATTCCAGAATGTAATACTTCGATACTGTTTCTATCAACGATCTGCGCCGCCTCATCAATGATCGCGCACGATGGATTCTTTCCATCTCCCGTCTTTTTGGTATCGCGGGATAAAGCCTTGAACATTGACTGGCTATCTCCGGCCCTGCTGATTTGATATTTTGATAGATTGAATAGCTCGGCTATGTCTGAAGGCATATTCTCTATGAAGCCACGCGCTGCATCAAATACTATAGACGCTTGCTCCCGACTCGTTGCCAATGTAAATACTTCTGCGCCAGCCTCTCCACAAGCCAATTCATACAATGCTATTACAGCCGATAGCGTAGACTTCCCCGCCTTGCGCGGGATGAATATTATAACGTCTTGAACCATCCTCCTCGACGGGTCTTTCTTGTGTCTGAAGCCATATACAGCACATACAAACAAAATCTGAAACGGCTCTAGTATTACAGGCTCCCCCGCTTGCGGCCCTTTGGTATGCCGTAGGGATTCTGAGAATGACAATACATGGCGTGGGTAGTCGGGATCAAACGCCCACTCCCATTCTTTATTTTCTAACTGGTTTATAAATCTCTGACAAGCAAGCCTGACGTTGCGACAGACGTTTATCTCCCCCTTGATTACTTGGTGAGCATATAGAACTCCTTTCTCCCAACTCACCCTTTAGGCCCGCGCAAGAATCTTGATGCCGCTGTATCCTGTTCCGGCTTCCCGCTATTCAATCGGCTTCTTGGGGTAAGCCCCATCTCGTTCATCAGTTGAATTATTGTCTTTAGCGTATTCTGCCGGATCGTCAATAATGGATTCGGGCCAATGGTTTTGCCGCCATTGAATTTGGCAATGATCCCGTACTTAGCTAAATCCTGTTTGGCTTCGATGTAGGTGTCGATCTGCTCGGCCAAAAAAGCTAAGGTATGCTTATCCTGATCGCTGCCGATTCCATATACCTTAAATAAGAATTCACTGGTTTCGGCTATAAATACATTTCGATCCCATCCTTCGGGATTGTCCAGCCAGTCAGCTTTCGGTATGCGAACCTTTATGCTATCAGGGAGCGAAGTCCCTTGATTAACTCCTTTCGATCCGTTCACTATGTGTAATTCCGGCGGTAACTTGTTCATTTGCTTAACCTTTTTATTAATGTAAAGATTGTTATCTTGACACCCCCCTTTGGTCAACTCCATCTGTGCGAGATTGGCCCCGGCGCTGCTCTTATGCAAACCCAAAAGGGATTAAGTTTCTAAATCAGGTTCGAGCTTGCGTGGTCTGTAATAGAAAGGGTGGATGCCCACTCACTTAAATTATAATCTATTACCTTGTCCTTAGTGAAGTGCCTATATATCCCCTTGCGCTCAAGCCCTGTCTTGAACGAATGGTGTTCATGGCATAGGCTTTGGAATATATTATAGATGAAAGCCTTTGGGTCTAGCCCTCTCCATGAGAACACATGATCCACATGGT